CGCGCCCGGATCCAGGAGGGGGTGGTGCGCGTCGACGATGGCGGCGGGAAGCACGGCGCTCACGGCTGCGCGTCCATCGCCTTGAGCACCGCGTCGCCGTTCTTCTCGACGTACATCCTGCGGGTCTCCTCGCGCACCACCTGGCGGATGCTCGCGACGTCGGGCGTCTCGTTGATCTGCATGCCCTTGGCGCGCAGCTGGGCGATCGCGTCCTTCTCGCCGTCGTTGTTGAGCTTGCGCTGGAAGTTCGCGGCCGCCGCGGCCTCCTCGAGCATCGCCTTCTGGAACTCGGGCTTGAGCGCATCGAAGCGCGCCTTGTTCATGATCATCACCAGCGGCGTGTAGGCAAGGCGCGTGAGCGACAGCCGGGTCGAGGACGTCCTTCGCAACCAAGGCCAGATGGAGGCCGACCGAGGCAACTGGGAAAGCCACTGGCAAGAAGCCGCAGAGCGCGTGCTTCCGCGCCAGCGCGACTTCAACCAGATGAAGCGGTCCGGCGGCGAGAAGCTGAGCGAGAAGGTCTTCGACAGCACCGCGCCGATGGCCTTGGAGAAGTTCGCGGCCGTGATGGAGGGCATGCTCGCGCCTCGCACCCAGCGTTGGCACGAACTGAGCGTCAGCGACGAGAACCTGAAGAACGACCCGGCCGTCAAAGCCTACCTCTACGACGTCACCTCGGCCCTCTTTCGTGCCCGCTACGCCGCGAGCGCCAACTTCGCCGGTCAGGCCAACGAGAATTTCATGGGCCTGGGCGCGTTCGGCACTGGCGGCGTCTTCGTCGATGATCATGTCGGGCGAGGCCTTCGCTACAAGGCCACGGCGCTGGCTGAACTGTTCATCGCCGAGAACTTCCAGGGCGCCGTCGACAAGGTCCATCGCCGGTTCGAGATGACCGCCAGGCAGTGGCGCCAGAAGTTCGGCGAGGAGTGCCCGCCCGCCATCCTCAAGGCCGCTGAGAAGGAGCCGGAGCGCAAGTTCGAGTTGATCCACTGCGTCAAGCCGCGCGAGGACGCGCACTGGTCGCGCATGGACTACCGAGGCATGCAGTTCGCCTCCTACTACGTGGCGTTCGAGGGCCGGAAGCTGATGCGCGAGGGCGGCTATCGCGCCATGCGCTACGCCATCAGCCGCTATGTGACGGCCCCGCGCGAGACCTACGGCCGCTCTCCGGCCATGACGGTGCTCGCCGACATCAAGACGGCCAACGAGCAGCAGAAGACGCTGCTGAAGACCGGGCAGCTCGTGGCTCAGCCGCCCATGCTGCTCAGCGATGACGGCGCCCTGGGCCCGTTCAAGATGACGCCGAACGGCCTCAACTACGGCGCCCTTGGTCCCAACGGTGAGGAGTTGGCCAGGCCGCTCGCCGTCGGTGCCAACCTGCCCATCACGCTGGAGATGCAGCAGGACACACGGGGTGTGATCAAGGAGGGCTTCCTCGTCGATCTGTTCCGCGTGCTGATCGAGAACCCGAACATGACCGCGACGCAGGCAATGCTCGTCGCTCAGCAGCAGGGCATGTTCCTTGGTCCGGCAATGGGCCGGCAGCAGTCCGAGTTTCTGGGCCCGCTGATCGCCGCCGAGCTCGACATCCTGGCCCAGGCGAATGCGTTGCCGGAGATGCCTCCTCAACTGGCCGAGGCTGGCGATGTCGTGAAGATCGAATACACCTCGCCTCTGGCCCTTGCGCAGCGTGCCGGCGAAGGCGTGGCGATCAGCGGCATGATCGAGGATGCCGTCGCCATCCAGCAGTTCGACCCCACGGCCGTCAAAGTCGTGAAGTGGGGCGACGCCTTCCGGACCATGGCCGAGGTGCGCGGCGTGCGACCAGACCTGCTCCACACGCCCGAGGAGATGGAAGAGATTGAGGCCGGCGACGCGCAGAGGCTTGAAGCCCAGGAAGCGCTCGCCGCTGCTGGAGCCGCGGGCTCGGCGGCCAAGGACTTTGCCGGCGCCCAGGCGCTTGCCGGGACCACGGGCTTAGCGCCTGACGTCCTGGGGGCCGCTGCATGATCGACCTCATCGAACGTCGCCTGAACCGCAAGCGCGCCTATCGCCGCCTGTTCCCGGTCGAGCGCGGGATGGTGGTGGGCGACGCTCGCGCCATCCTCGCCGACCTGAAGAAATTCGCCCGCCTGCCCGACGCGCCGATCGTGCGTGACGGACACGGCCGGGTCGATCCCATCGCCTCCGCGCTCCTGACCGGGCGGCAGGAGGTCGTGAACCGCATCCTCGCAATGATCCACATGGATGACCGCGTGATGCTTAACCTCCACGAGGACCAAGACTGATGAGCGATACCGCCACTGGCGCCGCTGCCGAACTGCTTGCCGCTCCCCTCGACACCTCCGCCGCCGACCTGGCCGGAGCCGGGGGCGCTTCCGCCCCGACGGCAGAGGCCCTGGCCGCTGCCGAGGCTGCCGCGAAGGCCGCCCCCTCCGGGGAGCCGTGGTTCAAGGGCGTCGCCGACCCCGAGCTGAAGGGCTGGCTGGAGAACAAGAACTACGAGAGCCCCGAGGCCATGGCGGCCGCCCATCGCGGCCTGGAGAAGCTGCTGGGCTCCGAGAAGGTCCCGCTGCCGAAGGACGACGCTGACACCGAGGGCTGGGACCGCGTCTACAAGGCGATGGGCCGGCCAGACGCGCCGGAAGGCTATGGCCTGGAGAAACTGGAGGGCGGCGACGAGGGTTTCGCCCAGCAGATGGCGGGCCTGCTGTTCGAGGCTGGCGTCGGCCAGAAGCAGGCGCTCCGGATGGGCGAGCGCTGGAACGCGTACATGACCGAGCAGACCCAGGCGGCCGAGCAGGCGTTCAAAGTCCAATCCAACCAGGATCTCATCGACCTGAAGACCGAATGGGGCGGCGCCGCGCCAGCCAAGCTCGAACACTACCGCCGTGGCTGCGCGCAGTTCGGCGTGAGCCAGGAGGAAATGGCCGCCATCGAGACCAAGCTCGGCACCAAGCGAGCCATCAGCCTGTTCGCCAAGATCGGCGAGGGCCTGGGCGAAGCTGAGTACATGGAAGGCGACACCCCCAAGCAGATGGGCATGACCCCGCAGGCCGCCCAGTCCCGCAAAGACGCGCTGATGGCCGACAAGGAGGGCTGGGCCAAGCGCTACCTGAGTGGCGGCGCTGACGAGCGGGCCGAACTGGAGCGCCTGAACAAGATCATCACCCCCGCGGTGGCGTCGTGAGCGCGATCACCGACCAAGACGTTGCGGTGCGGCTTGAGGTGATAAAATTGGCTTACCGCTTCGATCACTCCCCCGAGCAGATCACCGAGCGCGCGGCGGCCCTAGAGAAGTTCGTCCTGAAGGGCGCGCCGATCACGGGCCGCCAAGCCGACACGCGCAAGCCCGGCTGATCTGGACGACGAAGCTACCTGGCCCCGCATAGCGGACACGCCGACTGGACCTGAAACCCCAATCGGAGTTGCCCGCTATGCCGGCCCCCATCGAAACCATGTACGTTCAGTCCTACGCGGACAACGTCACGCTGCTGGTGCAGCAAAAGGAAAGCCGCCTCGAACGCGCCGTGACCGTCGGCACGTACAAGGGTGAGGCCGCCTCGCCGGTCGAGCAGGTGGGCGCTGTCGCCGCCCAGAAGAACGGTGGCCGGGGCCAACAGGTCCGCCCGATCGAGGCGCCCACCGACCGCCCCTGGGTCTATCCCGAGGACTACAACCTGCCTCAGCATGTGTACGGGGTGGACAAGCTGCGCATGGTGGTCGATCCGACCTCGGCCTTCAACGTCAACGCCGCCCAGGCCATGCGCCGGGCCAAGGACGACGAGATCGTCGCCGCCTTCTTCGCCGATCGGAAGACCGGCAAGAGTGGCGGCACGACCACGAGCTTCCTCGCGGCCAACCAGGTCTCGGTCAACCTCGGCGGCACCGCCTCCGGCCTGAACGTGGCCAAGCTGCGCAAGGGCAAGCAGCTCTTGATGTCCTACGACTTGGACGAGGACGAGGAGATCTTCTGCGCCATCAACTCGATCCAGCACGACAACCTGCTGAACGAGGTCCAGATCATCTCGTCCGACTTCAATGGCGGCGAAAAGCCGGTGCTTCAAGACGGCAAGGTCACGCGCTTCCTGGGCGTGAACTTCATCCATCTGGAGCGCCTGCCGGTCAACGGCTCGTCCTACCGCCGCTGCCCCATGTGGGCGAAGTCGGGGATGCACCTGGGCATCTGGAACGACATCAAGAACGACATCACCCAGCGCAAGGACCTCGAGGGCCTTCCCTACCAGCTCTACACCGAGATGACCCTCGGTGCGACGCGGCTGGAAGAGAAGAAGGTCATCGAGCTTCCTTGCGCCGAATCCTAATCGCCAGCCTGAAGGAGGCCCATCATGGCCGTCGTGAACACCAAGTCGCTGGCGATCTCGAACCGAGACGCCCAGCCCAAGATCCTCAACCCCGGCTACCTGGACGGCCAGGGCCTGCGCACCAAGCGGGGCACCGTCGAGAAGGCCGGCGCCGACAGCGACGCGTCGGTCTTTCGGTTCTTCCCGATCCGATCGTCCGACGTGATTCACGAGCTGACGCTGTTCAACGACGCTCTGGCCGGCGCCACCGACTGCGACGTCGGCCTCTACCTCCCGGCCAAGGCCGGCGGCACGGTCGTGGACAAGGACATTCTGGCCGACGGTATCAGCCTGGCCTCGGCCTCGACGCTGGGCACGGCGATCACGTTCCAGATCACCGACATCGCCAAGATCGGCTTCCGTGTCTGGGAACTGCTCGGCCTGACCGCCGACCCGTTTCTCGAATACGACGTCTGCCTCACCACCAACACGGCCGGCGCGGCTGCGGGGACGATCTCCCTGCGCGCTAGCGTCGTCAACGGCACCTGAGTTTACCCGCGTACCTCCCTGCGTGTGCCTTGGGCGGGGTTTAGGCCCCGCCCTTTTTCCTTAGGAGAGCCTGATGGCCGATCGTTTCTACGGCGCCGACCTGGGCGTGAAGATGCCCGCCGAAGTCACCGAGGCCGCTTCGACCACGTCGAAGGCCATCGAGGTCCGCGTCACCTACACGACCACGGGCCTGACCAAGAATGCCGTCCTGGACGCCATCGAGGCGATCAAGATGGCGGTCACGGCCGACAACTGGGCGCCGGCCTAAGGCCTGACCGATGGCCGCGTCGGAAACCGTTGTCGGCAACGCCGCGCTGATCAAGCTGGGCGTGGCCACCGTCGTCAGCTTCAGTGACGAGAGCAAGCAGGCCCGTCTGCTGGCCCAGCGGTTCGAGGCCCTGCGGGATCTCGAGATGCGCATGCACCCGTGGACGGCTTTCACCACGAGGGCCAGTCTGACGGCGGAGGCTACGGCGCCGGCTTTTGGATACGACAGCGCCTACGTACTGCCTGCCGACTGCCTGCGCCTGACCCGCGTTGGCGACTATGACGCGGTCCCGGGCCTGACGCGCGGAGGCCCGAGCCAGATAGATATCACCCCGGCGCAGGGCATCGAAGGCGGTGGTGTAGCTGAGGCGGTCGGCGGCGCTGAGGGCGGAGGGGCGACGATCTTCGCCCTCGCCTTCGACAGACACTGCGACGGTGACACCTTCCGTCATGGCGGCGGCATAGGGCACTTCAGTGGCGTGGGCGTGCGCCAGCCCCGTCAGGCCTGAAAGCGCAATGGCGAACGTCGGCGCAAGGAAAGCGCGTCGCAAAGATACTGGCACAGGCGGCCCCCCTGGGAGCGGCGTCCCTGACCCGTCTCGATCCGGGGTGGGCGCGCGCTATTCGTTCGGTCGTCGGGCCTGAGGACACCTGCCCTCACGCCTGATGTCAACGTGTTACGAGAATCGGGCGGATTTGAGTCGCCTGACGGGCGAACGGGTCAATCCGCCGCGTCCAGCCGTGCCGCCAGCGCCAGCATGTCGGCCCAGGCCAGCGCCTTGGCCTGGGGCTGTTTCAGCAGGAACGCGGGGTTAAGGGTGACCAACGC